CAAAGCAAAGGCGAAAAGTCATGGATACATACAATCCATCGACGGTCGCCATATCAATGTTGACTCGCCGCATAAAGCCCTGAATTTCTTGCTTCAGTCATCGGCTGGCGTTTTAGCAAAGCGGTGGCTACTCATCACTGATCAACGCTTGCAAGGTATTGAGCATGAAAGGTACGCCTTTGTGCATGACGAGCAAGCGTTAGGATGTCCCCCAGATGTGGCTGAACAAGTCGCATCAATCTGCACCACATCAGCTGCTATGGCTGGTGAATACTACAAGCTACGACTCCCTATTGATGCTGACGCTAAGATCGGCATGAATTGGGCAGAGGTACACTAATGCTACTACTTGACACCGACTATCTTGCTTACAAGGCGTCTCAAGCATGTGAAGAGGGTATTGATTTTGGCGATGACGTCATTATCACCCAATCCAACTTCAGTGAAGTGCTGAAGGTGTTTGAGCGTGAGCTTGATAAGATTATGACCGCTATGATGGATTACGATGTAATCCTCTATTTCTCTAGCTCTGAAAATTTTAGGAAAAAAATTTACCCTGATTACAAGGGTCATCGAAACCGACGTAAGCCCCTGGGCTACAAACGTTTGGTAAACTGGTGTAAGGACAACTTCCAAACCGTTGTCCGTGACAGCTTGGAAGCAGACGATGCCCTAGGCATTGATGCTACTGGTCATCAACTAGATGATCAACCAATCATCGTTAGTCCAGACAAGGACATGCGTCAGATCCCTGGTGTTCTATGGGACATGAAGGGTGACGTGGAGGAGATAACTAAAGAAGATGGAGATCGTTGGCACTTGATCCAGGCTCTTGCTGGTGACCCTACTGATGGGTATCCTGGCTGTCCTGGCATTGGCGTGAAGCGTGCAGCTGATCTCATTGACAAGCATGACTTTCCATGGGAAGCTGTGTGCCAAGCCTTTCGAGAGCGAGGATTGTCAGACGACGATGCTCTGCTTAACGCTCGGCTTGCTAAAATCTTACAAGCTGAGGACTATGACTTCATCTCAAAAGCCCCAATACTTTGGACCCCCACCTCCTGTCCTGGAGCTGACAATCGAGCAGCAGTTCAAGCTGCGTCAGATTGAGGATGCTCTGAGCCATCCTGACACTGCTAAGGAAGACATCATCATTGTTTTCATGGCTCTTCAACGACAGTGCTTTACACTTTCCAACTGCGTTTCCAACCTAGTTGCCAAATGGCCAACACCAACAACTCAGGACCAACCTACTATCGTAGAGGATCTATTCAAGTTTGGGACTTCATCCGAGACCAAGGACTGAACTTCCATCTCGGCAATGCTATTAAATACATTTGCCGTGCGGGATACAAAGAGTCCCGTGTGTCTGATCTTCGCAAAGCAATCCACTACCTACAGAACGAACTCGAAAATGAAATCCTTCATCAGCGAACAGGCGAAAGAGTTTCGCCGTGGTTTCCAGGTGACGAACAGTACGAAGCCAGCTTCACGGACTGGACAACGGACTTTGATCGTTGAAGAGTTCAAAGAGTTTCTGGATGCTGACAACCAACTGCTAACTGATTTTAAAATTAACTCAGCTGACTGCCTTAAGGAGTTGGCTGACCTTGTGTACGTGTGTTATCAATATGCTGAGAACCTGGGCTGGGATCTTGATGAAGCTCTCGACCGTGTGCACAAAAGCAACATGACCAAGCTCGGTGAAGATGGTAAACCCATCCGCCGAGAAGATGGCAAGGTTCTGAAAGGACCTAACTACCAACCCCCTACCCTGACTGACCTCGTTTAAAATGTCTACTGATCTGATCGCTCGCACCGGTCGTGTACAAAACTGGATGGATGATCCAAACTCTCGTCTACCCGTATCGTGTACTGTCTTTGTTGTTGAAGACAGCATGGAGGGACCGGAGGGCATCGAAGCATCTTGGCGATTTGCTAGCCACGCTCTCCGAAATGGAGCAGGAGTGGCGATTCACCTTTCCAAACTCCGACCCAAGGGAGCTGAGAATGGCAAAGGCTTGGTTGCTTCTGGCCCAGTCTCGTTTGCAAAAATCTACTCCGTGCTTAACGAAACACTACGAAGAGGTGGCGTCTATAAAAACGGAGCTGTAGTTATCCACCTCGATCTAAAGCACCCTGACATTCTTGAGTTCATCAATGCTAATCGTGCCGAGCTACCTTGGGTCAAACGTTGCGTTGACATTAACGAGTATTGGTGGGCTGAAGCGACTGATCAAGTCCGCGCTGCTCTCCTTTCTGCAATCAAGAAAGGTGATGTTTGGCTGAACAAAACTAAAGTTGACGCTAAAGGTAAGCGAATCTATGGCAATGTATGCTTGGAAGTCTATCTGCCCTCACGAGGCACTTGTTTACTACAGCATGTCAACCTCGGTGGCTGCGAATACGGTGACGTTGAGGCTGCGTTTACCCGAGGAATGTCCGAGCTGTGCGAGCTGCACTCCCGAACAGGTGTGGGAGACACTGGAGAATACCTCCCTTCTCAAACAGATCGCCAAGTTGGTCTCGGAATGCTTGGACTCGCCAACTTCCTACGGCGGAACGGAGTAACCTACGCAGAGTTTGGCGATGCTCTTGAGCGTGTGAACAATGATCAAGTCAGCCATTCCTCGGCTGATCTGCTTGCCAACGCTCTGAAGCGTGGCGTTAATATCGCTGCGCAAATCGCACGTGCAAATAAGATGGCTCGTGCATTTGCCATTGCACCGACCGCTAGCTGCTCCTACCGTTACAAGGATCTGGACGGCTACACCACCTGCCCTGAGATTGCTCCTCCCATTTCTAATGAGGTGGATCGAGACAGTGGTACGTTTGGTGTTGAACACTACGAATATGGTAACGTTGAGATCGCTAGCCAGGTTGGCTGGGAAGCGTATCGAAAGGTTGCCGATAACATCATGGTCCTGTTGGAATCAACCGGACTGTTGCATGGGTATTCCATGAATAGCTGGAGCGACGTCGTGACCTACGACCAATCCTTCATCGAAGAGTGGCTCACTAGTCCACAGACTTCTCTCTACTATTCTCTACAAGTCATGCCTGACACTCAAGACAAGAGTGATGCCATGGCTGCACTGGATGAGTTTGATGAGGAGTTCTGGAATGAGTATGAGTCATTCTCTAAAGAACCTGAATGTGATTGTGCAGAATGAACCCTTATCAAAAACTTCTTTCCCGTAAACGTTCCTGGACACCTGTTCAGGTAGAGGCTGGGACCTTTGCTCCTGGCTCTGAAGAAGCCATGCTGCGGGCTCTCTCGGTTCGTAACCTTGAGATCCCCGTAGGTGACTTCATTAAAAATGCTCTCAAAAAAGATTATCCTGCTGCTGCCCAAGAGGTATTGGAAAGCAACATTAAGGATGAAGAGAAACATGACCTCGCTCTTGATTACATCGCTCGTGCTCATAAGCTGGAAGATATCCCGGAAGCTTCCCGCATCCAGAAAGCATGGATCGAGTCTCCCGAACATCCCGTGCTCAAGGCAATGGTGCTTGAACGGTCAGTGTTCTTTGTGCTGCTCCCCTTCTTTAGATGGAACGGGGATGCAGGATGCCGCACTGTCTCAGCTGATATCTCACGAGACGAACAAGTCCATGTTGCGGTCAACTCTCTCGTCTGCAAAGAGCTTGGGCTCCAAGTTACGCAGAACCTTGACAAGCTTCGTAAAGCAACGGTAGCTTGGATCATGCAACCTCTCAGTTCCAACACTGAGAACCCTTACCTTGACCGCGAGTTCTGGCTTAAACAATCGGACAGCCTTCTCTACAACGGGAAGGCAGAGGGTCTGATTGCTACCCGTCGTGCTCGTATGCCCGCATTCTTTGAGCACTCAAATGTCAATCTTCCTGAGTACGGCTGAATACGATCGGCTGTTAGAGGAATTAGATGAACTATTTCCTGACCAATTTCCTGACTACCAGCTCAGTGAGAAAGAGATTTCTTTTCGAGCTGGCCAAGTGTCAGTTGTTAGGTTCCTAAAAGAAAAACTATCATCGGAGAATTAACCATGTGTTTTGGAGGAGGAGGCGGCTCATCGCCAGCCCCAGCACCACCACCACCCCCACCGGCTCCCCCGCCGCCGCCGGCTCCTGTGCCTCTGCCGCCCCCGGCACCGCCCCCGCAGGCTACTGCTCCTCAGCAGACTAGCTTGGAGAGCAGCCGTATGCGTGCAGGTAGTGCAGATGTAGAGGCACGGCGTCGTCAGCGTGAAGGCACTTCTCGTTTGAAGAAGAAAGTTCCGCCTAAGAAACAAGGCTTGCGTGCTGAGGCTCAGCCCACAGCTCAAGGTCCTACCGCCCCTGGTGGTGGTGGCGTGAACTACGGTGGCCAGGTGTCTGGCTCTGGTATGTCCCTTAACATTCAAAAACCTAAATAATGAAAAGCGCACGGCAACGTTACCATGAACTAACGAGTGGCCGTACCGCATTTCTTGACATTGCACTTGAGTGTGCAAAGCTAACTATTCCTACGCTGCTTATGCACGAGGAGACGACAACCGACTACACTCGGTTCAAGACTCCTTGGCAATCAGTAGGAGCAAAGGGGGTAGTGACTCTGGCATCTAAGTTGATGCTGGGGTTGCTGCCTCCTTCTACTTCGTTCTTCAAACTCCAACTGGATGACTCCAAGCTGGGAGTTGAGATTCCTGCTGAAGCAAAGAGCGAACTGGATCTAAGCTTTGCTAAGATTGAACGCATGATCATGGAAAGCATTGCTGCTTCTACTGATCGTGTTCAAATCTTCTCAGCGATTAAGCATCTTGTGGTCACTGGTAATGCCCTCTTGTACATGAACAAGGACGGCATGAAGATGTATCCGCTTAATCGTTACGTGGTGGAGAGGGACGGTAACGGTAACGTGACTGAGATTGTTACTCGGGAACGAGTCAATCGTAAACTTCTTGGTCCTGAATTTGAAAACCCCAAACAGCTTAGCGTTGTAGATAACAGCGTAGGCAGTAAGTTTGAAAAAGATGTAGATGTATACACCTGTGTCAAACTGACAAAGAAAGGGTGGACTTGGTATCAGGAAGCTGATGACAAAGTTCTTCCTAACAGCTATGGCAAAGCTCCTAAAGACAAGAGCCCTTGGCTTCCCCTCCGCTTCGTAACCGTTGATGGAGAGGACTACGGGCGTTCTAGAGTTGAAGAGTTCCTTGGGGACCTCCGCTCTCTTGAAGCCCTCATGCAGGCGCTTGTAGAGGGCTCTGCTGCAGCTGCTAAAGTTGTGTTTACTGTTTCTCCTAGCTCTACCACCAAGCCTGCTTCCCTAGCGAATGCAGGTAATGGTGCTATCATCCAAGGACGCCCTGATGATATCGGGGTTGTTCAGGTTCAAAAGCAAGCGGACTTCCGCACTGCCTTTGACCTCGCTGGTGTGCTGGAGAAGCGCATCTCTGAAGCATTCCTGATTCTGAATGTACGTCAGTCTGAACGGACTACTGCTGAAGAAGTTAGGATGACTCAGATGGAACTAGAGCAGCAGCTGGGTGGCTTGTTCTCCCTGCTGACTAGCGAGTTCCTCATCCCTTACCTTAATCGTAAGATGCTCGACCTGACTCGGAGCAAGCAGATCCCTGCTCTCCCTAAAGGTTTAGTCAATCCTACGATTGTTGCAGGTATCAATGCATTGGGTCGTGGACAGGATCGGGAATCCCTGATTCAGTTTGTGACTACCATTGCACAGACCATGGGACCTGAAGCTTTGCAACAGTTCCTAAACCCTGATGAAGCTATCAAACGTCTGGCTGCTGCTCAAGGTATTGACATCCTTAACCTTGTCAAAGGTATGGAACAGATCAAAGGCGAACAGCAACAGGCTATGCAGAAGCAGATGCAGATGTCTATGGTTAACCAGTCTGCACAGATGCTCAGTGCTCCACTCATGGATCCTTCTAAGAATCCTCAAGCAGTGGAAGCTGTGCAAGCTGCTATGCAGAACCCTGCTTTACAGCAAGGTATCTCTAACATGGCAGGTCAACCTCAACAACCGCCCGCTTAATTTAACTAGCACCATTTATGGCAATCAACATTTCATACGATCCATCTGACGATCCTGAAGCTATTGCAGCTCGTGAAGCTGAAGACGCTGACTCTCTTGAAGTTGGGGAGCAGATGCTTAAAGACCAGCAGGAACTTCTTGCTGGCAAATACAAGAATGCTGAAGAGCTTGAGAAAGCTTACATGGAACTTCAGCAACGCTTTGGCAGAGGCGAAGAAGAGTCTGAAGAAGTCGAAGAAGGTGAAGTAGAAGAGTCAGCTGATGACGGCTACGAACGCTACGACGAAGAAGGCTACGTTAACTTTGATGCTGTCAAAGAAGCTTACGGTGACAACCTTGCTGATGTATTTCAAGAGGCAGGTATTGATCCGTGGGACATGAATGACCACTTCTATCAGAACGATGGTACTCTCACCAATGAGATGTACGATCAACTGAACGAGGCAGGTTTCAGTGATGAAGTCATTGACGCTTACCTTGGTGGCCTCCGTAGTCAAATGGGTTACGACGACTCTGAAGCCGTTGCCCTTTCAGATTCTGAGATCAGTCAGATCAAAAACATTGCGGGCGGTGAAGATGGATACGCACGCCTTGTTGATTGGGCAGGTCAGAATCTGCCACAAGAAGACATCGAAGCATTCGATGAAGTTATTAACACCGCAAACCAAGCCGCTGTACGATTTGCAGTGAAAGCACTTATGTCTCAATACGAAGATGCCATGGGTCGAGATCCTGAACTTGTGACTGGTAAACAATCCAGCCAAGGAGAGGGCTATCGTAGTATGGCAGAAGTTGTACGCGATATGTCCGACTCAAGGTATGATACGGATGAGGCTTACCGCATGGATGTCATGCGTAAACTTGAACGATCTAACCTTAAAGTTTGATGACTGTACTTACTCAACAGGCTCCCAGCTCATCCTGGGAGTCTTTTTGTGACTGGGTAACCAGCACTAACAACCGTCTTTATGTTGGTTGGTTCGGGGTCCTCATGATCCCCTGCCTGTTGGCAGCAACCATTTGTTTTATTCTGGCCTTTGTTGCCGCTCCACCTGTTGACATTGATGGAATCCGCGAACCCGTTGCGGGATCCTTGTTGTATGGAAACAACATCATATCAGGAGCCGTCGTTCCGAGCAGCAATGCCATCGGACTACACTTCTACCCAATTTGGGAAGCTGCTTCACTTGATGAATGGCTGTACAACGGGGGTCCATTCCAACTCACAGTTTTCCACTTCCTCATTGGCGTCTATGCTTACATGGGACGAGAGTGGGAACTTAGCTATCGACTAGGGATGAGGCCCTGGATCTTTGTTGCTTACTCTGCTCCGGTCGCTGCTGCGACTGCCGTCTTCCTTGTTTACCCGTTTGGACAAGGTTCTTTTTCAGATGCTATGCCCTTGGGGATATCCGGCACCTTCAACTACATGCTGGTGTTCCAGGCTGAGCACAATATTCTTATGCATCCTTTTCACATGTTGGGTGTGGCCGGCGTTTTTGGTGGGAGTCTTTTCTCTGCTATGCACGGCAGCCTGGTCACGTCGTCGCTCGTTCGTGAGACGACTGAAGACATGTCTCAAAACTATGGCTACAAGTTTGGTCAAGAAGAAGAAACGTACAACATTGTAGCAGCACATGGTTACTTCGGACGCCTCATCTTCCAATACGCGAGTTTTAACAACAGCAGAAGTCTGCACTTTTTTCTGGCTGCTTGGCCTGTTGTTGGTATCTGGTTCGCTGCTCTTGGCGTCAGTACGATGGCTTTTA